TAAAAAAACTTAAAAGTGAAACAAAAAAGAATGGAGAGCTTACTGAAGAACAATCAAGAAAATTTATAGAGCTTGAAACTTCACTAAAAGCTAATAGAAAAAATTATAGAGGTGCTCAAAAAGATTTGCAAAATTTAAGTCAAGCACAAAAGAAATCAGGTAGCTTTACTATGAAAATGGCTAAAGCTTTTGGTTTAGCACAATTAGCAGTTGATGGTTTTAAAATGGCTAGTAGAGCTTTGATGACACAAATGCAAGACTCTATAAAAGTTTTTGCAGACTTTGATATACAGATGCAAAAAGTAAAAGCTATCAGTGGTGCTAATAAAGAGGAGTTTGAAAAACTACAAAAATCTGCACAAGAATTAGGTCGTTCTACATTCTTTACAGCAACTCAAGTTGGTGAGCTACAAATGAATTTTTCTAAATTAGGATTTACTGCTACAGAAGTTTTAGCAGCACAATCTGCTGCACTTGACATGGCAACTGCAACAGGTGAAGATTTAGCAAGAACAGCAACAGTTATAGGTTCTTCTATTAGAGGTTTTAATTTAGATGCTTCAGAGGCAGGTAGAGTTGCTGATGTTATGGCTGCTTCTTTTACAAGTTCTGCTCTTGACTTAGAAAAGTTTCAAACATCTATGACAAAAGTTGCACCGATTGCTGAACTTATGGGTGTAAGTATAGAAGAAACAACTGCTATTATGGGTAAGCTTTCTGATGCAGGTATTGAAGCATCTATTGCTGGTACATCACTTCGTAACATATTTCTTAAAATGGGTGACCCTTCTTCTGACCTTGCTAAAGCTTTAGGTAAGACTATTGGTTCTGGGGAGGAGTTAGTACAAGAATTAAAAAATCTTAGAGATGCAGGTGTTGATGTAGAGAAGATGTTGGCTGTTGTTGACCAAAGACAAGTTGCTGCTTTTGCTACAATGGTAAAAGGTGTAGATGTTATAGAAAGTCAAATACTTGCTTTTGAAAACGCAAATGGTGCAGCAGCAGAAATGGCAGGCACAGTTGGTGACTCTTTACAAGGTGCTATGCTTAGATTTAAGTCAGCATTAGATGGATTAAAAATAGTATTAGTGGATAATATTGCACCAGCAATACAAAGTACGATTGATGGTTTAGCCACAATGTTTAATATTATTTCAAAATTTGCAGAAGGTGAAACTGTAACAGAAAGCTTTGCTAGTCAGTTAGGTAAAATTAAAGAAACAGATGAGCAAATTAAAAAATCTTTAGAAAGATATGAGGAGTTGGCTGAAAAGCAAAATAAAAGCACCCAAGAGATGAGAAATATGGATATAGAGCTGCAAAATCTAAACAAATTGTTTGGAGAAAATGTAACTCAAATAAATGAAGAAACAGGAGCTTTAGAAATTAACAGGAAAGAGTTATTTAGACAAATACAATTAAGAAAAACTCTACAGTCTGAAACAGCTATTCAGCTAATGGCAGAACGAACTGATATTGAAAAACAGTTTGAAAACCAAATGGATTTGCAGAAAAAAATACAGGAGTCTTTTGCAATAGCTACACATGGTATGACTAAAGCAGAAAAAGGGCTACTTCAAGCATATCTTGATTATAGAGGTGAGATACCCATGCTTCACGAACACTCACAAGAGATGCACTTAGCAGCTATGAATATGTTTGATAATCCCAACTTTCAAAAAGCTATGTTTTTAAGAGAAGAATTAGATAAAATGCTTGACGAACAAGGGGGAGATGCAAACACAAGGTTGGCTGAAATAGATGCAGAACTTAACAAGTTAGGTATAAGTATAGAGGACTTAAACAAGGTTTACTTAGACTCATTCTTAGGCGACACAGGTGAAAAACCTAAAGGGGGTAAGCCTGTTACATCTGAGGGTGAATCAGGTGGTCTTACACCTGCTCAACAAGAGTTAAAAGATACAGAGTTACAGTTACAATTAGATTTATTAGCAGCACAACAAGCTTTTGCTAATGGCACTATTGAAACTAGAGAAGAATTAAACGAATTTTTATTAGATGATACTATACATCATCTTGGAGAAATGTTAAAAATAGAAGGGTTATCAAATGAAGAAAGGCTAGAGTTAGAAAAAAGATTAGCACAAGCTAAAAGTAAATTAAGAGATGAAGAAATAAAAGATACAATAGAAGGTGAAAAACTTAAAAAAGAAGCTTTAGAAAATAATATAAACACCATGAAAGAAACTGGTCAAGTTCTAATGAATATAGGGCAGATTACTGGTAAAAACTCATTAGCTGCAAAAGCAGGTATTAAAATAAGTCAAGCTGCTGCTATAGCTGATGGTGTTCATGGATTGATAAATGCTAAAGTAGGTATAGCTGCACAAGCAAAGTTACCTTTTCCATCTAATATTTTAGCTATGGCATCCACAGCAGCACAGGTTGCTTCTATTGTAGTTGCAATAAAACAATTATTAGGAGGAGCAGGTGGTTCTGGAGGAGGAGCAGGTGATGTAGAAAGAGCAAGTACAAACGCAGAAGGCACAGCTACATTTGCTAGAGGAGGTTTGACCAGAGGTGGTGTATTTCAAGGTGCTTCCCATGCTAATGGTGGTGTTAAGTTTGCAGTAGGTGGTAGAGTTATGGAAGCAGAAGGTGGTGAAGCAATTATAAATAAAAAATCTACATCAGCTTTTAGACCTATATTATCTGCTATAAATTCTTTCAATGGTAATGGTGTTAAGTTTGCTGATGGAGGATTAATTAGTTCTGGAGAAAGATTTGCTTTAGGTGGTGAGCTAAGAAGCATACAAAATATTGTAAGTAATAATTCAGGTACTTCACAAGTTATAGTTGTAGAAAGTGAAGTTACAACAACACAAAATAGAGTATCTGCATTAGAGAGTCAAGCATCTTTCTAACAATTAAATGTTAATAAAATATTAATAACTTTTTGCAAAGTTTTACGTAAATATATAAATTAGATTATGGCAATACGTCAAAATAAGCTTGAAATAGTTAATCAGTTTGTAGAAAAAACTTATGATGAAATAAAAGCTAAATACTCTGAAGAAGCTGGTATTAAAAATGTTTTACATTTTCTTATAGAAAAAGGCTTGGTTGATCCTAAAAAACTAAGAGATTATATGGTAATGTCAGATTTTTCTGGAATGTTGAAAAAAAACAAAGGCAAGGTTGTTTATGCTTTTATGGATTTATCTGTTAAGTACGATATAACAGAAAGAACAGCAGCTAATATTGTATATAAAAGAAGTAAGAGTTTTAAAAAAGAATACAACATTAGATAAAAAATTCCAACTTTTTCCTATCAAAAATAAAGGTATATCGTATTTTTGCAAAATGAATAACTGGTACACTTTTGAAAACAATGCAAGTTTTGTGGAAATTTCTATTTATGATGAAATAGGAGATTATGGAACTTCAGCAAAAAACTTTATACAAGATTTAAAATCAGCAGGAGATAAAAACATTAACCTTAGAATGAACTCTGTAGGTGGTAGTGTTTTTGATGGTCTTGCTATATATAATGTATTAAGAGCACATAAAGGTCATGTCAATGTAAAGATTGAAGGTTTATCTGCATCTATTGCTAGTATTATAGCTTTAGCAGGAGATAAGATAGAAATGGCTGAAAATGGATTCTTTATGATACATAATCCTTTCGGTAAATCAGCAGGTGATGCAGAAGATATGCGTAAAACAGCAGATTTACTAGATAAGATTAAACAAGAGCTTGTATCTATCTATGCGAGTAAAACTGAGTTAACAAACGAAGAAATCTCAAATATGATGGATGAAGAAACTTGGCTAACAAGCCAAGAGGCTAAAGAAATGGGTTTTATAGATGTTATTACAGATCCTATTAAAGTAGCTGCAAGTTTTAACTTCTCTAAGTTTACTAATGTAAATGAGTCAGAAGTTAGAAACAAACTAGAGTTAATTAGTAATATTAAAAAAACGAAAATGACTGACGAATTGAAAAATTGGTTTAATGGCGTAAAAGAAGAAATAATCAACGCTGTTAAGGGTAAAGACGTAGATGAAAGCCCAGTTAATGAAGTTTCTGTTGTTCTTTCTGACAATGACGAAGTAGTTAATAAACTTACAGACTTATCAAATGAGAAAGAAGAACTTTCAAATATCGTTTCTGAAAAAGAAAGTAAAATTTCTGAATTAGAAAACAAGATGTCTGAATTGGAAGCAGAGTTAGCGAAATTAAACGCTACAGAAACAAAACTAGAGGCAGAAAATGACCCTGCAATTAACAAAGCTGATGTAAAAGCTGTTAATGAGTGGGAAGTTTTCGCTAAATCATTATTAAAATAAAAATAAAAAATTATGGCTAATACTGTCGCAAGTTTACCTACAGTAAATAAATATGATGTAAGTAAATTTATTTTAGAGCCTCTATTTATGGGGCAAGATTATATGTCTTATATGGACATTATGCCTAATGTGTCTGGAACTATTGTTATAGATAAGTTCAAGCAATTAGGTGGAATTACTAACGCTTTTTCTTCTTCAGCTTTTACTGCTGAAACAGGTGAGATAGGTGATACTGTTACTATTACTCCTGTTCGTAGAGAAGCAGAAATTGCATTTGCAGGTAATTCATTATACAACAAAATCAAAGGTCAACTAATGAGAGGTGGACACGAATTTGATAATGTTGATGGAACTATCGTTAAAAACATTTTATTAGACCTTATTGGACAAGGTGTAAAAGCTGACTTTAACAAGCACCTTTGGTTATCTGATGCTTCTGCTTCAGGTGCTTTTGGTGATTTTGATGGTTTATTTGATTCTGCTTTTGCTTTAAGTGCAAACAGACACAATAGAGGAACTTTAGCTACTGAACAAACTACTGATGCAGCTTTAGTTGCAGGTCGTGGTTTAGACATCTTAAAAGGTCTTTATGAAATTGCTTCTCCTGAATTATTAGAAGCTGGAAATCATGTTTACTTTGTTTCAGGTGATATTGCTGATGACTACATGGCTACAAATTTAGAATCTTCTAGTTTTGCTGCTGCTGGTTATGGAGCTATGGTAAATGGTGTTCCAAACCTTACTTACAGAGGTATTCCTATCATTGTACGTAGAGATTGGGATGTTGCTATTGCTGCTAATGTTGCTAACATCAATGGTGCTTCTACTGCTGTAGAAACTCACAGAGCAATGTTAACTACTAAAGATGCTTTCGTTGTAGCAACTGACTTCAATGAAAACTCTGTTGAGCAGTGGTATTCAAACGACAATAAAGAATATCGTTTTAGAGTATCTTACTCTATAGGATGTGCATTAAAAGATGCTAAATTAGCAACTTACTACACACCAGATAATATGTCGTAAATAAATTTAGGGGGATGAAATATGCCCCCTAATAATTTTTAACTTTAAATAATAATAATAAAATGGCAATAGAAGCATTAGGAGTAAATCACAGCGATTTAGAATTAAGAGGTGGTTTACGATATATAGCAATAACTGACTTTACAGATGCAACTGGCGTAACTTTTGATGATGCTGGTGACCATGCTGTTTCTGCTGTTACAGGTGTAGGTGATGCAGTGCTTTTTGATTTAAAGCAAGGCACAGGTTCATTAACTACTACTGGTACAAAAGAAGGTGGTACTATTATGTTTGAGCACACTATTTCATTTTTTGTTCCTAACATTTCTTCTGCTCACCTTAGAGCATTAGAATCAACTAGAAATCAAAAATTAATGGTATTCGTTCAAGATTTTAATGGAGCTGCTTATGTTGTAGGTTGTTCTAAAGAATATGCACTAGAAGATGATTTTGCAAACCAGCAGATGTTTGCTACTGTTTCTTCAATAGAAGGTGGTACAGGTGCAGCTTTAGGTGATGAAAATGGTGTTACAGTAAGTATTACTTGTCAATCAGGAGAATTACCAAGAGCATTTACTGGTACATTCACACCTGATTCATCAGCAGGTACAGTCGCTATATCGTAACAATAATAAATATACAATAGTTAGGGGTCTTTCCCCTAGCTATGTATTTTTTTTAATATATTAGCATTATGTATAAATCAAGATTAAAAAAAGGAGTTATCAAGTTTCGTGATACTAGACTTAGAGTAGATTGGTCTAACGCAACACAAGAACAACTAAAAGAGGTTTATGAAAGAGGTGATAATGACTTAGTAATAAAATTAGAAGATGCAGCACCTAAAAAAACCAAAAAGAAATCAAAAGCAAAGTCAAGTAAAGACAGCTCAGACAAAGAGTAGTTTTAACACTAAGTATGCTTTTGTAAATATAAGCACACCTAACGTAGATAGAGAGGTAAAGCAAATAGATAGAGTAAGAGAAGATTATATACCATTTGGTAAGGATAATCTTTTTCCACAATATCTTGCTGATTTAAAAAGACACTCATCAACACATAGATCTGTTCTAGCACAAAAAACTACATTTACTACTGGTAGTGGTTTTAAAACAGAAAACAATAAATTAAAAGAGTTTATATCAGACGTAAATGCTGATGGAGAAACACTAAAAGATTGTTTTAAAAAATTAGCTGATGATTATTACACTTATGGAAACGCATACCTAGAGGGTGTTGTGTATGAAGGTGGTGTTAATTTTTATCATAAAGATGCTGCAACAGCTAGAGTAAGTAAAAATAAAAAGAGTATTTGTTTTCATCCTGATTGGGATAATTACAAAAGAACACCTGAGAAAAAGCAGGTTATTCCTATTTATCCTGAAATAAAAAGTGACCGATTTGTAATTCACTATAAAGATTATGAAAGCACATTTAGCTTTTATGGTTTACCAGATTATGTTGCTGCACTAGAGCACATAGCGATAGATTATGAAATAGGTAAATTTAACCATACAAATTTTAAGAATGGATTTAGTCCTTCTGCAATAGTAACAGTAAATGGTGATTTTGGTGAAGCAGAAGCAGAAAAGTTTGTAGAAACTGCTAAAGACACTTTAACAGGTAGTGGTAACAATTCAAAGATATTATTCCTTGTAAAAAACGCAGATGAAAGTAGAGGTACAGATGTTCAGATTCTAAACAACAAAGAAGATGGTGACTTTTTAGATTTACAAAAATTAACAGATCAAAATATAATAACTGCTCATAGATGGCAACCAGCACTTAGTGGTATAGTATCTTCAGGTAAGATGAATAACACTGGTAGTGAGATTAGAATAGCTTATGAACTAGCTATGTCAACAGTTATAAAAGATACAACTAATATATTATTAGACCCAATAAAAAAGGTTATAACTACAGAGTTAGGAATAGATACAGAAGATTTAACTGTGATTTATGAACCACCAATATCATTCTTATCAGACATAGACCCAAAACAAGTTCTTACGATAAATGAACAGAGAGCTATGTTACACAAAGATTTAGGTAAGTTAGAAGATGGTGATATGTTACTAGCTGATAGACAGCTAATTAGAGTAGAAAAACAAGAAACTATAACAAGAAATTAATATGGCAAACGTAAGACAATACAATAATTTAGTAACTGCTTCTGAAGTAATATCTAATGCTTTTACAAATCAAGCAACAGATACAGCTTTGATAACTAATAGTATTATTGATATTGCAGAATTAGCACACATAAAACCAGAATTAGGACTGGATTTTTATGAAGAAATAAAAACACAAAATCATAACTCAACTTTAACATCTGACAACACAGTTTTAATGAATGACTTTTTAAAACCTGCACTTTGTTGGTTTGTACGTTTTGAAGTTATGAACGAAATACAATATAATACAACTTCTGCTGGCGTTGTAGTAAATGTTTCTGATTTTAGCACACCTGCTAATGTAGAGCAATTCAACCAAATGAAACAAGACACATATAGAAAAGCAAAAGTATTTCTTGATGATATGATAGCATTTATACAACATGAAGATCAGTCAGGAAAATACACTTTGTTTGGTCATGATGGTGATTCATCTATGCCAGATGTTGACCAAGCAACTAAACTTAACGGAATAATATTTTACTAATGGCTACAAATTTTCCAACAAAAGGCGAAGATAAAAAGATTACTTTACGAAATAGTAAAGAAAAGCAGTTTAGCTATACGTTTGCTAAAAACCTAAAAGAACAGCAGCCAAAGATTTGGAAGGCAGGAGGTAATATAAGAGGTAACGAAGCTTTTACTTTATGGGGTAGAGCAAGAAAAGGAGAAGATACACCAGCAATTAGAGCATGGATTAAAGAAAGAGAATCATGGGCTAAAAGACATTTTAGAGATGGTCAAAAATTTAAAGGAGATGCACAACCTAATCTATCAAATGTAGCAGGTGTAGTAGCACAAATAAAATGGGGTGTTATAGGTAATCTTGGTCAGCAAGGTATGAAAGATGTAATTTTAGAACTAACAAAAAAATTAGAAGGTAGAAAAGATAATATGAAAAATGTAAGCCCAACTGTAAAAAAAGGACTACAAGCTAAAGTAGAAAAGCATAATGAAGATGTAAAAGATTTAAAAGTTGAATGGAATCCAAAGGTTACTTATGGTAAATTAGAAAAGGTTTTTGACAGGGGAGTAGGTGCTTATAGAACTAACAGAGAATCAGTAAGACCAAATGTAAAATCAGAGGAGCAGTGGGCGTATTCTCGGGTAAATTCGTATCTTTTTGTAATGCGTAAAGGTAGATTTCAAGGTGGTACTCATGACACTGATTTACTTCCTGAAAAGCATCCAATGAAAAAGGCTATGAAAGAAACAGATAATGCAAGAAGAAACCCTAAATGTCCAGATGGATATGAGCATCAAATGCCTGATGGCTCTTGGATGTGTGGTAAAAGACATGGTGGTGGTGGTTACAAGAGTAAGGTAGATGAAAAGGAACTTTTAAGGTTCTTAAATATATTAAAAGAAGATTTAATCACAGAAATAAAACTAATAAAAAAGAATAAATAATGGCAACGACAATAACAGCAGCAACACTAACTGTAAATCTTTCTGAAACTTTGACACTTGGTGGTCAAAATTTTGGTGGTACAAAAGAATTGACTATTAGTAATATTACAGAAGCATTTAAAAGAATAGTTAGATGTATGAATAGTCAAACAACTACAATAGCAACATTTAGTGGTAATGCTTTTGCCTCTGCAAACGCTATTGATTTAGAAGATGCAAAATACATAAGAGTTACTAATTTAGATGATACTAACCCTGTAGAACTTGCAGTGGTAGGTGCAGCAACTCTTTATCAAGTAAGATTGGATGCTGGTCAATCTCATATACTTGGAGCTCCAGATGATTTAATGTTAGCTGAAGCAGATACATCTCCTAGTTTTGGAACTATGGCAGATATAGCAAGCATACAAGTAAATCCAGCAGGTAATGATGTAGATGTAGAAATCTTTGTAGCAGGTATATAATATGGCAAGTAATGAACATAGCACACTAGCTGAATCACAATTACATAATCCTAAAGGATTTAGTACAGCTAGTAATAATAGTTATTTAACTAAAAATTCAGCAGGATCTTTATCATGGGCTGATAATAGAACTTACACCTATTTATCTATAGGTGGTTATCACAGTTCAAGTGGTTCTGTAGGGACTTATTATGCAAAGCAGTTTTCTGCTGATTATCACAACTGGAATCAAACTGTTGATCCACAAGATGCAACTAATGCTTCTGTAAATTCAGGTAGAAAATGGGCTTCTATGTATTCTGAGTTAGTATGTCCTGTTGGGGGTAGCATTACCAACTGGAAAATTATGCACTCTGGAACTGCTAGTGCAGATTGGGATTTAGAATTATACAAACTATCTATAACTGATGGGGTTGGTACAAATGCAGACTTAACTCAATTAGGTCAAACCTGTGATTGTACTAATAATGCTTCTGGTAGTAAATATGTAGAGATTGTAGATATGAGTGTAAGTGGAACTTTAACAGTAGAAGCAAATGATATAATTATATGTTTACTTAGAAAGCAAACTGCTGGTACTAAAAACATATATTGGAACTCAACTCTAACTATTGTTTGGGATTCATAATGAGATGGCTGCTTCTAACATTACTTTCTGTTATTTGCATATCATCTGAGGCACAAATAAAAAAAATATTTAAATTTTCTACATTTTATGTGGCAGCAAATGGAGGCACATCTATATCAGATAGGGATGTGTTTTCAGTATCTAGTCAGTTGACTAAAGAAGTAGTTGAAACACCTTACGATTACTCTGTTATAGCTGGTGTAAGAAAGATACAACGCTTTCAGTACGAAGGTAGCACACCTTTTAAGGATGGTACAGAATCTTCTTATGGTGATGCAGCAACAGTAGGTAGAAATCCTTTTGAATATTTATTTGAAATAAACTATACAAGACAAGAAGGTGTAAAGTATATAGATCAAAATCATTTTATAAGATATGTAAAACCTAAATGGTTAGTCAAATTAGAATATGTAAAAGATGGTTTTGCAGATATAGAATATTATGAAACTACACAAAGACTAAGATTAAGAGGCAACAAGAAGCTGTCGTTTAATATAGGAGCTTTACAGCGTATATCTGAGCCTTATGGATATAACCCCTTAGATGAGTGGTTGCTGTCAAATAACAACATACATTACACTTATTTAGCAATACAAGAAGGTTATTCTGTAGATGTATTTGCTTCTGAATATAAAGACCCACAAGGTAATGTAGTTGCTACAAGTACAGATGTATGGGAGCAGGTTGTAATACCTGATGTATTATCTGATTATGTAGAGAAAAAAAGAAATGAATTGCCAAATCAATGGGTACATTCTTTAGTGTTAGGGTTTGACTTTTATCATTACAAAAAAAACTGGTGGTTACATAGTTGGGGAAACCTAATACCATACCACTATAATGATGGAGGTAGGTACTCTTATCATAATTTTAACAACAATAAACAATGGTATGATTATTCTGGGGGTATGATTTTTGGCTGGAAGGTCAATAAATCTTTAGGTTTATTTGTAGAAAACAAATATTCTAAATACTGGAATAGAACTTGGTATGACTTTAAAGTAGGAATTAACTATATAATATTTTAGATATGAAAAAAATAATTTGTAAATTAATAATGTTTTTAACTTTTGGAATGGTATGTTTAAATTATTGTTCTAAAAAATGTTGTAAATAAAATGAAAGAATTAAATGAAGATACAAGTTTTAAAATTAGCATAAAAACTTTAGCTGGTATTGCTGCTCTTATCTTTACTTTAGTTGGTATGTGGTTTACACTTCAAGCAGATATAGCAGAAGCTAGAGAGTTACCAGCACCAGAAGTTTCTAAAATGGAGTTTGACATGAAAGATGTTAACATAAGAAATACTATTATGGAAACTAGAGATGACGTTAAAAAATTAGAGGAGAGAATGATTAGAATGGAAGATAAAATAGATGCTTTAAGATAATGTATATAACAAGATGGAAATTAATGTTGACATGGTTGTTGGTTTCTTTATTCTTGCTTGTATCGCAGGACACCTTATCACAGGTCAAAGCGATACACTTTAATGCAGATTGGAATAAACAAAACACAGCAGAGTGGTTTGACAAATTAGGTGATTGTGAAAAGCAATCTTTTATGATAGATGGTAATGATTTGCAAAAAAAATACCAAATAGCTATTGTACCTACTATTGTAATTTTTGATGATGGTGAAGAAGTAAAAAGGTTTCAAGCAGATATTAGCTTCAAGATGTCAGCAACTAGACAAGAAGTACAAGATTATATTGATGAATTAATAATGAGTAAATTCTAATGAACAATTATACAAAATTTATATATGCTTTTATAATAGTTATTGTTTTTACAGTAGCTACAACATTTGGTCAATGTCCTCCTAATACATGGAGTCTTAATGTAACAATAAATCCAGATCAATATCCTGAAGAAACATCTTGGTATATTATGAACTTTTGGGGTGATACACTAATGCAAGGAGGTACTTATGATAATATAGTAGATTATGAACCACAATATGCTTCAGCTTGTGCACCGATAGATAGTTTTTATTTTGTTATTAGTGATACTTATGGTGATGGTATTGCAGGTAGTCTATGGGGTGGTAATGATGGTTCTGTTTATATAGAACAATGTGGTGATACTATATGGACTTTACCAGTAGCAGATTTTGGTAACTTTTTATATGATACAATATACACTTCAGGATGTCCTCCACCACCACCTATTTTTGGGTGTATGGATAGCAGTTATGTAGAGTTTGACCTAACAGCTACATTAGATACAGGTATGTGTTTTACACCTAAAATTTATGGATGCACAGACTCAACTGCTTACAACTATGTTGTGGGTGCTAACACTGATATAAATATTGATAGTTGTTTACATGAGTTAGAATTAACTGACTTAGCTGGTAATGGTTGGGCTGGTTCTTCACTTAAAGTACAACAAGCTACAAGTTTGATACCTCCTTTTAATTATGTAGATATAGGAACATTTACTTTGCTAGATGGTTTTGACACTACATTTTTCTTTAATTTACAAGCAGGATATAAAGTAAAAGCAGTATTTGAAATAACACAACAATCTGATTTTACAGCAGTACAATGTGGTTATAAATTATATTCTGGTGATTATGTTGCTATAGATATTGAAGGTGGATTTGTAAATCCTATACCACCATTTTTTCCAATAATAGGTAATCCTTATTGTGGCAATCAATGTATAGAAAGAACTTATGGTTGTACTGATAGCACTGCTTTAAACTACATAGATACAGTAAATACAGATGATGGTAGTTGTTACTACTATGCAGGCTGTACTAATCCTTTATATTTAGAGTATGACTCTATATACGATTATGATGATGGTAGCTGTCAAACTTTAATAGTTCTAGGATGTATGGATAGCACAGCATTAAACTATAATCCAAATGCAAACGTAGAAATACCAAATTCTTGTATTGAGGTTGTAGAAGGATGTACTGATAATACAATGTTTAATTATAATGTAAATGCAAATGTTGATGATGGTAGTTGTATTCCATTTATTTATGGATGCACTGATGTTACTGCATTTAATTATGATTCATTAGCGAATACAGATGATGGTTCGTGCACACCAGTAGTCTGGGGTTGTACTGATGGTACAGCCTTTAACTATAACCCATTAGCTAACACAGATGATGGTAGTTGTGTACCTGTAATTTTTGGTTGTACTGACAATACAATGTTTAACTACAATCCTTTAGCTAATACTGATAATGGAAGCTGTGAGCCATTTGTTTATGGTTGTATGGATTCTACTATGTTTAATTATAATCCTACAGCAAATGTAGATAACAACTCATGTATTGCATTTATATATGGTTGTACTGATCCTTCAGCTTTAAATTATAATCCACAAGCTAATACTGAAGATTTTAGCTGTATTGATTATGTATATGGCTGTACTGATAGCACTGCTCTTAATTATGATGCACAAGCAAACACTGATAATGGCACTTGTATATATCCTATATATGGTTGTACTGATTTAGATGCAGAAAACTATAATTCATTAGCTAATGTATCAGATAGCTCTTGTTATTACTCTGCTGGTTGCTCAGTAGGAGATATTTATTACATACCTAATGAATGTTTTGAATGGGTTATTGATGTAGATAATTTTTGTTGTGATGTAGAATGGGATAATACTTGTGATTATTTATACCAATATTGTGTAGATGGATGGACAGGAACTACTGATATACAAAATTTAAGAACATCAATGTTTCAAGTATATCCAAACCCAACAAAAGGAACTGTATTTTTTACTGATAAAGTTAATGTTAAAGTATATGATGCAATAGGTTCTATTATTATAGATAAAGAAAATGTTACATCAATAAACATAAACAAAAAAGGCATTTATATGATAGCTATAAGCTACAAAGATATGTCAATTTTAACTAAAATAATTAAAAACTAATGGCTGCAAGAAAGGCTAGTTTTATTTTTAGACCTACAAAAAGTGTTAAAAGAAAAGGAGTTCACTCAAAGAACGCTAGTAAAGGACAGAAAGGTTATAAGAAGCCTTCTCGTGGTCAAGGAAAATAAAATAAAATGAAATTAAAAGTATTAAGATTTAGTTCTGAGGCAGACTCTACTTCTGGTTTGCTGTTTGAAGAAACAGATATGGGCTTACAATTCTTATGTTACACATTAGAAGATGAACGTAGAGCTTTAAAAGTCAAAGGAGAAACAAGAATACCAGCAGGTATTTATAATTTAAAATTAAGAAAAGAGGGTGGTTTTCATGAAAGATATTCTAAAAAATATCGTAATATGCACATTGGTATGCTTCATGTCACTGATGTTCCTAACTTTGAGTATATTCTTATTCACACTGGAAACACTGACGAGCACTCCAGTGGATGTCTAATCGTTGGCTTGTCGCAAGAATCCAATCAAGTTCTTAAAGATGGATTTGTTGGTAAAAGTGTTAACGCTTATAAAAGGATTTATCCTAAAATTGCAAAAGCCATAGATAGTGGGCAAGATGTAACTATTGAATATGTTGACTTTGATAAAGAATTTTAAGGGTTCATAAAGGGTTAATAAACCCTATATAATAAAGATAAAGATAAATATAAAGATATGATAAATAATATATTAGGAGGAATACTTGGAAAAGTTGTAGATAATGCAGAAGGTATATTGGATAAAGTAATTACTACAGATAAAGAAAGAGATGAAGCTAAACTACAATTAAGAAAAGTATTATTAGATGCTGAGAAAGAAGCTTTTGCTAAAGAAGTAGAAGATAGAAAATCAGCTAGAGATATGTATAAGGATGATGCTATTATACAAAAAGTATTAGCAACATTATTTACAGTAGCTTACTTTGGTATAACATTTGTAATGTTTAGCTATTTTGTAACTAAAACAATAGACTTAGGAGAGTTTGAGATCAGTTTTATATCTACAATATTTGGAGCTATGTCCAGTAAAGTTAATACTATTATTGATTTTTTCTTTGGTGGTAGTGCTAAAAAACAAGAAGAAAAATAATTCTACTTTTTTCCTATCTACTCATAATTTATTAGTATATTTGCACACTTACGAAAAACTCATTCTGAGTTATCATTGTTTTAGGGTTAGTAAAAAAACGAGATTTCTGTTGGTTATCTCGTTTTTTATTTTATATTGCACCAACCAATAAAACAGTTTAATGAAAAAGATATATGGTAAAAGACTTAGACTTACCCCAGAAGAAGTACAAATGGTTGAGAACCATAGGCTTACAAAAAATGTAGGCATCATAGGTGACACGCATGAACCTTTCTGTCACCCAAAATACAGAGATTTTTGTTACGAAGTGTTTAATAGATTTGGAGTTTCTGAGATAGTTCATATAGGTGATGAAGTAGATAATTCGGCTTTGTCATACCATGAGAAGATGGCTGAAATGCCTAATGCAGAAACAGAAGCAGAAAGAGCACAAGCAGCTATGGAAAAGTGGTATGCAACCTTTAATAACGTAAAGGTATGTGTGGGCAATCATTCGGCTTTACCTTTTCGTCAGGCTACTACAGCAGGTATTCCTAAAAGATTTATGAAGTCTTATGAAGAAATATGGAACGCACCAAAAGGCTGGCAGTGGAAGTTACAATGGGAAATAGACAATGTTTTATACGAACATGGTACAGGAAGTAGTGGAGCAAGAGCAGCAGTTAATAGAGCAACAGCAAACAGACAATCTACTGTTATAGGGCACTGTCACAGCTTTGGTGGTGTAAACTACATGGCATCTCGTAATGATCTTATTTTTGGTTTAAACGTAGGTTGTGGAATATCTGTATCAGCACTAGCTTTTCATTATGGTAAAAACTTTCCCAAGAAGCCTACACTTGGCTGTGGTGTTGTTTTAGACGAAGGAAAAACAGGACTTTTTATCCCAATGGACTTAGGAAGTAAGATAGTTCATATCTAATTTTTTTAAAAAAAATACAAAAAAGTTTGTCAATATAATTTTTTATTATACATTTGCAGTATTAACCCACTAAATAATGTATTATGTTAAAAGAATTATTAAAGAAAAATTACAAATTAAATAGTAATGAAACTTATGTTTACTTATCTAATGTTAACAAAGTATTAGATGAAGTAAAAGATAATATCAAAGCATTACAGCTAGAAGCTCATAATAGTGAAAACTATGAAGCATCTGAAGCTTACAAAAATGCTTGGTATGAATTAGCTTTTGTAGGAAATAGAATATTAGATATTCAAATACAAAACTTAATAGATAAAAAATAATAACCCTAAAAATTATATTATGTCAGAAATTAAAAAAGAAACAAGAAAAGAAGCATTAAGAAGGTTGTTTGAAACAAATGGCTTAGTGCAAGAAGATGTTTACAAAGACAAAAGAGGATTTGTAATTATTACTAGAACAGGTATAGATAAGATAGTAAGTAACAGAGGTATTGATTTATCTTACGAACCTATAGTCATGGAAAAGGATTGGGTAGTATTACGTTGTATTGCTAAGATGTCCGAAACTAAGGTAGAAAGTTTTGGTGAGTGCTCACAAGAAAACACTATGGGTCTAGCTGGTAAATATCCTGTAGCTATGGCAGAAAAGCGTGCAAAGTCACGAGCAGTATTAATGATGACAGGATTTTACGAACAAGGAATCTATGGTCAGGATGAAATGATGGATAGTTAATGGATTGGATAGATGATTTATTAGATGACAGATGTAACTTGTATCAGATCTCTACAATAGAAAATTTGATGAAAACATCATCTGTCGCTAATGAATATATTAATATTGACTTTGAACAGCTTACAATTATGGAAGCAGAGCAAATAATATTACATCTGTACGATAATAATAATCCAACAGATCCTAAAGAACAATTTAAAAAAATGTTTAGAGATGGCAATTAAAAAACACGCAATGACAAAAGAGGGTGCTATACTGTGCATAACTAGAAACCAAGTTAAACAACTTGATGGGAAACACTTAACAGGTATAAGACAATCTTTTATAGATGCCTATAAACACTTAGAGAACAGCAAGATAAAGGAGCTGTATAAAAAAACCTTTGATGTCGAATTAGTTATAATAGAAAAATGAAAAAAGCAAGAAGTGAATTTGAAGTATTTATAAGAACACAAGGTATTTCTAAAAGAAAGTTTGGTCAAATTACAGGCAATAAAGGTTCTACAATAGAAAAATACTTAGCAAACCCTTCATTACTTAGAGTAAAACATTTAAGATGTTTAGTAGAGAGTGATGAATGTGATAAATCAATGATAGAAATAATTAAATTAATTAAATAAAATGGAAATAAAAGGAACACTAGAAGCAAAATATGACACTAAAGAATTTAAAAGTGGCTTTAGAAAAAGGGAGTTTGTAATTAATACAGGTGGCGATTATCCACAAACAATTAAATTAGAAGCTCATAAAGACAATATATCTAAGATAGATAGTATTAGTGTAGGTCAGGATATTATATGTCAAATAAACATAACAGGAAGGCTTTATGAAGGCAACTATTACAATAATATAGTAGCTTGGAAAATAGACACAACTACACAAACCGAAACTAAAAACAATGAACCAGATTTACCCTTTTAATTATGAAACAATATAACAAAGAAAAGAAGTTTGTAGGACAAAAAGAGATCAGTAGATTAAAAACTATTGTTTGTGCACAGCTTGGATTAAACAATACTGCAATTAATAGCAGAGTAAAAAATTCTGATAATGTAAATGCTAGACTTATATTTAGCAACATACTAATGTTTGAATTAGAAATACCTGTTGGTAAGATGTCAGAATTTGTCAATAAGGATAGAAGTAATTTTTATCACTACATAAAATTACACAATCAAGCATTAGAAATGCCAAAGTTTTACCAAGAGTATTTAAGAGATTATGAAATTTGCAAGGATGAGTTTTTAAACAAAACACATACAAAAGTTAAAAAGTGGCAAATAATGATTGAAAAATTATCATACAATTACAAAAAGCTAGATGATAAGCTAAATAATATTCAAAGACAGATCAACAATTTTGTAGAAGAAGAACAATTAAATAATCAAGACAATGGCTAAAAGAATGACTGATACAGATAAATGGAAGAAAAGATTTATTCGTGAACTAAAACCTAAACACAAATTGCTGTGGCTATATATATTAGATGATTGTAACCATGCTGGTATATGGGAGATTGATTTAGATGTAGCATCTATAAGGGTAGGTGAAGCAGTTGGATATAAAGACTTAGATGTTTTTGGTAATAAGATAATTATGTTTGACAATAATGAAAAATGTTTTATACCTGATTTTATAGAGTTTCAATATGGCGAATTAAATCCAAACTCTAATGTTCATAAGTCAGTCATTTCATTATTAAGCAGATACAATCTTGAAGGGTACATGAAGGGTACACAAACCCCTCCTGAACCCATTATTGAAAAAACTATAAAAAGATTTAAAAAACCAACAGTAGAGGATGTTTCTTTGTATTGTCAAAGCAGAAATAACTTTGTAGATGCAGAAAAGTTTTTTGATTTTTATTCTTCTAATGGTTGGAAGGTAGGTAAAAATGCTATGAAAGATTGGAAGGCTGCTGTTAGAACTTGGGAGAAGAACTCAACAACAGAGCAAACTAAAAGTAAAGTAGAACAATCTCTTGATACTTGGCAAGAGGCAAGACGTATGATAAATGGATAAAAGCAATCAAGTATGGTATAGGTTTAAAAATAACCTTGAACAGTTTAATATTGACTGTGTTGATCTTTTAAGTAAGTGTTATATGATGTTAGGTCAAAGACCAGACACATCACAAATAGTAATGATGTCTAAATTTTTAATAGAAGATTTATCTAGGAATCATGGCTCTATGACTTTGGATGAGGTAGCTTTTGCTTTTGAGCAAGGTATTAAACACTCAGAGCATGGGGGCTTCATTAATGTAAGAACTATGAGTCAATTTATTAAAGAGTATAAAAAAAATGCACAAGCTAAAAGACAGCAACAATTATTAACAGATTATGAAAAAGAACAACAAAACCTTAAATTTATAGGTCAAAGTATAAACAAAGCAAAAAGATTAAAATGAATTTATTTATATTAACATTGTCAATACTATCTTTATTATATGTTAGCATTTGGTTAGTTTATTCTGATAGGGTATATAAAAAAAAGAAGAAAGAATTTGAAGATAGATTAAAAAAATTTGACAATAAAGATACTGAAAATTGAAAGAATTAAGTGAAGAAAAAATACAAATAGCTATTGTAAATTATTTAAAGTTGCAATATCCTAAGTTGTTATTTACTGCAACAATGGGTGGTCAATATCAAAAACATCACTCACAAAGGCGAAGGGCAAAGCAAACAGGCTATTTAAGGGGGGTAAGTGATTTACTTATATTTGAGCCAAGAGGTATATACTCAGGATTATTTATAGAATTGAAAAGAAACAAAAAATGCTACCCAACTAAAGAACAAAAAGAATTTATATTAAAAGCAAAAAGCAGGGGGTACTACGCTGTATGTGCCAAAGGTTTTGATCAATGTAAAGAAATTATAGATAATTATTTAAATGATAAATTATGACTGAACATAGTAAATATTATTACGATTATAAAAGAAACACTACTGACGAGGGGGGAGAGGTCTGTGAAAATGCTAACAAAGATAATCTTAACATTCCACATTATTATATAGGAAAGAATGGTTATATGGCAAAAGATGTTATAGCAAATTTTGATTTATCTTACAATGTTGGGACTGCCACGAGCTACCTAATTCGTTGTGGAAAGAAAAAAGAAAAAGGAATGTCAGATGTTGATAAGCATATAGAAGATATTGAGAAAGCAATAAACCATTTAAGATTTGAAATAGAAAAACTAAAACAAAAATAATGAAACCAGAAATTACAGACAAACACATTAAAGTTCAAGCTTTACAACACTTGTTAATACATTACGAGAATAAGCATAAGAAATATAAAGGGGGGGGTAGAGAGGATGTATTAGAGATTATAGAACTATATATAGCAAAGATCAGAAGAACTATAATTAGTGTTTTAGAAGAAGATAATAAAAAAGTAAATAAACCAATAGAATTTTATTAAATGAGCATAAATCCATTTGAAAGAAAAGATAGCAGAGGAGGGGGGTACGCTAAAAGAAAGTTTACCTTACAAGAAGCTATAGAAATTAGAGAAGAATATAATCAGGGGGGGGTGTCCCAGAATCAACTTGCTAGAAAATATAATGTTTCTCAGCCTATTATTAATATGTTGTTGAGAAAGAAAACTTATACAAAATAATTTTGTACTTTATAAAATAATTTGTATGTTTGTGGTGTGTGTGGGTAGTGATAGAGGGGCAAGGTAGGGGGGGGTGCTCTTACACAACTTTAAAAAAAGTAACCCTAAAATTAAAAAATAATTATGAGAGCAGGTTCAGACATAGGATATTGCGACAGCAATTACAAAAATAACAATACAGTTCCAAACTTACCAAGTGAAGAAGATGTAACAAATCATTTAGAGTCTATGGGCTTTGAAGTAAATGATATAAGATTAGGAGATAACGATCTAGATATTTACATTACTTACAATGGATTATCTTATGACTTTGTAGATTTTGATTGGGATTGTTATGAATCATTTGATAAAGATAATTATTTAAAAGAATATGATGAGGTTTACAGTATGTGCTGTGGAGCTTCAGTAGATACAGATGTAAGGCGTTGTGACAGTTGTCAAGAAGCTTTATAAATTTGTGTATTCATTTGTTTGAAAAGTGGGAGTGGTTGAAACTGCTCCCCTTTTTTTTACTGAAACTGCCAACAAAATCCCAGCAAAACTTCTGTGAAACTGCTGTGAAACTGCTGGGTCTGCTGTGTAAAATTTAGTATGCACTTATATTTATTAACAATTTTTTTGTTCATAACTTTTTTATATTTTTTATTTTGTTTTTAATTATTTTTTGTTATTCGCCTGTACCTATATAACAAAATGAGTATATAAATTTTTTTATTTTTTTTTAATTTATTTGTATTGTATTAAAATATTTTTATTATATTTGTACCAATATTAATCAAAACAAAAAACAAATGTGGGAAATAAAATTTTTTAAAAATTATAATGAAGCAAAAAAATTTATGTTAAGAATAACAAAAAACGCTTATAAATATGAATTAATATTTGTTGAAAATGGGTATGCGGTAGAATACAAAAAAATAAAAACAATATACTAATAAATAAAAACTAAAAAAATGACATACTTAAAAAAACAAGAGAAAAAAAGAAAGCAAGAAAGAAACAAGAATTTATTTTGCTGCTTTATTTTTTTACTGGTGGTTACGTTATCACCTTTTATAGAATCAATTTTTAACCTAAATATATAACAAATGAAAATTAAAATTAAAATTAAAATAGCCGTTGAAATGCTTAAAGGAATTTTAAATTGGTCTGATAGAATCGGTTCTGATGAAATTTCGGAAATTCAACAAATAATAAAATTATTAAATAATGAAAACTAAACAAATGAAATCAACAGAATTGACAATTAATCTAGGGTTGAATAATAACCCACACCAAGCCCCAATTCTTTTAATGTATATGCGAAAGTATATTTTTAAAAGTAGTAAAGACACAATAAAAGAAGGGGTTTGGGATGGTCAAATAGAAAAAACAATAATAATTAAAGGTAAAACAGAATTAACGCCCTTTCAAATTAGAAACAAAATTGACTATTTAAATAATTTATGTACTCAAGATTGTATCTCTTACAAAATAAATGATTTAGGTTTTTTACAATACAATAAAAAATTTAAAGGAGATAAATATAAATTTGACAATAAATATTTTTTAACACTATGATAAAAGAAAATAACAATAAAAACAATTTAAAAAGACTTTTAAAGCTTAATAAAATAACATTTCAAAACTATTTATTTAGATTAAAAGCAAATCAATTAAATATTAACACTTATAAACTAAAACAATGAAAACAAAATTAAAAGTAGAAAACATGAAAAGCCCCAGAACGGGAAACAATGTTGCAAATCAATTTATAATATATACAGATAAAGGAACGTATTTTCAAAGCTATTCTAGTATTATTGCATTTATTAGAAAGAAAGACAATAAAGTATTTTTAGACTCTTATTTCTGGGATTATTCAAGGACTACCAGCAAATATAGAAACGAGTTTTTAAATGAATATACAGCAGAAACAAGAGAGAAAATAAAAACAAAAGAATATAAATTAACTAACTTAAATAAATAAAACAATGAACACAATAAAAAATAAAAAACAATATATTCAAAAATATATTTTACCAAATGAAACAAAGGAAATTATTTTAAACTATTATAATGGATGTTTAAATTATGATCTTGATTATTTAGTTGAACACATTAATTTTAATACAGAATTAACAAAAGAAAATAAAAAAGAATTAATAAATATTATAAATAAAAATGAATAATTATGAACAATAAACAATTACCAATTAATAATTTTTGGTTATTAATTGCATTAATTTTATCCTTGTTAGGTTGCTTTAATTAGCGACCTTTTTTTTTGTCCTGATGTCTTACTATTGATTTATTTTGAT